TGGATTTCCGACCGTGTTGGAGAGAGGAAGGCAGGAAAAACAGGGGGGGTAGGCTTCTTACCTAAAAAAGAGCCTTGTGATCTGCTGCCCTTGCTGCTGTTGCATGATTGGCAACAAGCAACTGCGTTCTCGAAAGACACTACCAGGTCAGGCGCTTTGCTAACTGGAATGATGTGATCGACTGTACTAGCTGGTTGCTGGCAGTAGAAGCATGACCACTGATCACGTGCTAACACTTGAAGCCTGAACTTCTTATAGTCTCGGCTTAATCTTGGATCACCACGCTTTGCCATTACAGATCACCATAACATACATCGCATATCAACCAGTCAAGCATGAGGATCAGCTCATCTACTATGACCTGCTCACCACACCTAGTGCAGTTATCTAATTCCATTACTGCCAGCCTTTAGTCTTTAGGTGATGTAGTGCAGCACAGTAGTCTGGTATCTCATAGTCCAGACCATAACGCTTAGATACATAGTACCAATAGATATAGAACTGATAGTCATAAGGCTTGCCTTGAATAGACTTACTACGTATCTGATAATAGCCATAATGTGATCCATTAACTGCATCTATGTTCCATCTAGATTCTCTATACACGATCTCGTTATGGCACTTATATTGCTTATCTGTTAGTTGTTTATTAGCTAATGCTTTTATGTTTTGTTTTGGCACTAATTGAGCCTCTGATGTCTCAGTACTCACTAGACATAGAGCTCCCACTAACACTCCAGCAACCCACCGCGCTACGCCCTTACGGGCGCGGTCTGAGCCCTTGATGGGCTCTTGCCTAGAGTGTACTCGCGAAGTCAAGCATGTGGATAAAGTGGGCGTGTCGTAAGCGTGAAGTGAAGTATTGTGCATTAGTTATCCACAGGCTGTGCATTAACTATTTTAGGTTCTAGGTATTGGCCAAGCTCATAATTGTTATTGATCCCCTTAGGGTAAGCCTCAACTGGGTAGTTAAGTTCTTTACTCCATTTCATTTTGAGCTTTTTATCTTTGGTGGCAAAATAGATATATCTGTGCTTTGAGCTTCTTATCTTTCTCAAGCCATTTTGGTTATCATTTGAGTAATGGCGAGAATGCTTGTTACCCTCTGTATATTTATCGGTGCGAGCCTTAGTTTTTCCTGTATATATGAAATTGGTGGCTTGGTATATATAGCCATTATGATTCATGTCCGTGTCAGCGTACGAAACTATAATCCAGTTTTCGTTAAGTAACCTTCTGAGGCAACCAGCGACGAAACTGCTAATTTGTTCGATTAGATGATCGACCCTGCATAGCCTGTTTAACTCATAGACATATTGGCTGTTTTCTTGCCCTGCAACACCCACGCACAGCGATGGAGAAGCTGGCTTCCCAAACGAGCATACAGCTACCAATTCATCATTGATATACCACCCAAAAGCCTTGCTTATTGAGGGAATTCGACCCGAATAATGTCTAGGCAACAGGAATTCAACAGCTTCCTGATATGTCAAATATCTTATTTCACCCTTCATTTGAGCCCCTTATCTGTTATCAGTTGAGTAGAAGCCAGTGCCTTTGAAGGCAATGCCAAAGCTGCTGTATATCTTGCGCATAGGTTCATGACAGAACCCACATTCGACATCGTGTGGTTCATTTATCTTTAACTCTTTCTCGTAGCGAAGGTTTGCCTCGCATAGATCATTCGTACATTCAAACTCATAAATGGGCATTACTGATCCTCACAAAAGTTGCACGGATCATTGATAGTCCACTCACCGCATTGTTTACATCGCTTGATGTCTGAGTCTTGCACTGTGTCTTGTCGCTTGCCATAGCCTGCTTCAAGGAGTAGCCCCACCAGATCAGATAAACGCAGCATTGCGACATAATCGCCAGCCTGCTCACCCTGTCCATTGAGTCTAAAAGCGGCAAACCCCAATAAGCCACTTTTACTCGTCCGACTCTCGATCTGGCGGAGCGTTCCCTTGATGTCGAGTCCAGTGCGCGCTTTAACCTCGCAGTCGAACGGAACATTGAGAATGTCGCGCCCTGAACCTCGACCTACTGAAGCACCTTCCCACCAGTGCCTCAGATACTCTGCAACCACACGCTCGGTGCGGAAGCCTCTATGTTTTCTACTTTGCGACACTAGACTCCAGGGTTACCGCATGGCAATCAGGACATGACCAGGTAAAACCAGCTGTAAGTGATCCACCAGTAATGACTATCTCTGATACATCAAACTCCCTGTTACACAAACAGCATCGAGTAGTAATCCCTGAGGCGTGAACGCTATCCCTAATCTTCTTATAGTGTTCAATAACATCTACATCAGGAAATGACTCCCATTCACCGTCTTGGTTCATAAATTGTAGGCTGCTCATCAGATCACCACTTATTCTCTTGAGCGCCCCATGAGCCATCGGCCTTGATTTCATACCAGATAACATCTTTACAGGCGTAACAGTTAAAGTTAGCCCAAGGCTTCTTAGTCTTAGCGCTTACGCCTGTTTTCCAAGTCATAGGCTTATGATCATGGCAGTTGCGGCATAAAGGTATTTCCTTCTCAATCTTGACTGCTCCTAAGACATCTTGAACTAGGGCAATAGCATCAGCCGCGCTAGGCGCAGGATGCACTTCTTTAGTTATCCAGGGATCATCTTCCTTTTCAACTGTTATTTTATCTGCCAGCTTCTCAGCAAATGGCTTAGGTGCAGCCTTCTCGTTCTTAGCCTTTACCTTAGCCGCTTCTTCACGTGAGATCGAGTGCTTCTCTGTGCCGATATCTGCGTTCTTACAGGCAATTCCTATTGAACTGGTTTCACAGTTCTCTAGGGCAAAGTCTCTATTGACTCCGCGCTCTGCTATAACTTCCTTAGCCCATCCAGTCGAGAAAGGTCTAGCATCCTCATCGTCTCGGTAAAGTTCAGCCTTAAACACAATATAAATCGGGTTATCGTTAATTAGATGAGTAATAATTCTGCCCATCGGAAACATTTGTCTAAACATTTTTATGCGCTCAGCGACCGTAGTATATTCTTCCAAATTAAACATAGAGTTCATTCTCCTCTGTGTGAAGTTGTCCAGCTATAGCCATATAAGCAACTGCATCCACATAAGTGTCTGTCTTTGCAGTCTCCATGCTTCGCGCTATTTTGACGAGTGCCATGCACATTGCCACCTGATAATCTGTAATTGGCATCTCCAGATAACTTGACCAGAGGGCAGCCGTTCTTGCCATATTGTCTGACGGGTGTCCGTAATCCAGACCTCGGTCTTGGATAGTTGCTCTTGCTTCGTTGAGGTAATCACGGGCGTTCATGCTCTTACCTTATCGCGCTGCTCGTAGAACTTACGAACTGCCTTGCGACCTTCGATGTAGCCTGTGTTAACGCCCATCGTGTAGAACCAAACACAGCTGAGAACCCAGCCAGTCATTAGTATTCCGATTTCATAGATATTCATTTACTGCCCTTCCACTGCGCCCTTCGCAGCTTCTTGGGATAAGTGTTACACGACTAGCCGACACGACCTAGCACATTTGGGTAACGATTTGGTAACAATTCACCTTCGTCCATGGCATCGTCTATGGTGCGCCTTATGTCGTTATCTAGGTCGTCCATAGCGGCGACCATGCACCACGAAAGTGCCGTCCTTTTCAAGGTTGATAATAGTTATTTGGCTGCCTTTGGCATCTTCTTCAACGATGATAAAGGCTTGCTGCCAGTTGTGAGACTTGGTATAAGTTGCACGACGGATATCCATGAGGTGTCCGCCTTCGTACCCTTTGATGATGCGGTTGATCTTGCCACCGCTTGACTCAGAGAACTGAGAAAACCCTGCTCTGTGCGTATGACCACAGATAGTCGAAATACCCGCTCTACGGGCGCTCTCAAGGGCTGTAAGGCCTGGTGTGGGCTTCACACTACCCTCGTCTCCATGTACCGCCAGAACCGCCTTAGCGACCGCGTAGGGCTTCTTATGGTAGGTAATGCCCAACTCATCTAACTTCATAAACTTCTCGAACTTTAACTCAGGCAAAGACATGAAAGCAGGAATCTTATTCATGATCACGTTAAACAGGCGATCAGTGTGGTTAGACCTGATCATGTGCTGTTCTTTAGAGAACTCACCCAACCGCCAGAGAATATCAACGGTCATGTCTCGGTTCTCAGCTAGTGTCTGTTCGTACCAGCCTGGCTTTCCTTCGCTCCAACGTCCGATCTCTGTGAAGTCTGCTTCGTCTCCCAGAGTAAGTACGCTATCGGGGCGGTAAGCCTTAATAAAAGAGATAACATTCTTGACTGCTACTTCATCGTGCAGTGGTACTTGAAGGTCTGGCACAACTACGGTGCGTTTCATCTTTAATCCTCATCGTCATCATCGTAAGGGATCGAATCGGGAAGTTGTGGCAGCCAATTAGGTGTGGGCAAGATTGTAGCTGGGTAAGTAGCAGGTTCTAGAAGTATTGCTAGGGATAACTCTACTGAGAATCCGCTTCTTCTTAATGACTTGTAAAATTCATTGAGGCCGATACAGTACTGATCCAGCATAGAGTAAGCCTCTAGGTCGATAGCCTTCTTACGCGCCATGATTAAATTATCGCTCTAGGAGTATGTTATATATCTCATCAACACGCTGGTTGAGTCGTTTAATTTCGCTCAACAAGTGCGTGATCACATAGCCAGCCAAGCCACCCACTACTGCAAGTGTGGCAATATAAAGATTTAAGTAATCCTGAGTCGTCATCGTTTAGGTGTCGCATATCCAAAGACCCCAGCTAGTACAGCCCATAGGATCGAGCGGTAATCTGCTGCAAAGTTAGATGCAGCCCAAGCAGAGAGAAACGCTCCTGCTGTTAGTACGAGTGGATTTTTCATATTCATAGCGATGCTCCTAGTAACGGTATATTAAAGAACGAATTATTCTGATCACCCTCGCGAGTGAAAGATATATGGAGATGAGTGCGGTGCTGGTTAATCCCCTTATATTTTCTCCAACGCCAGAGACTTCGAGCGCTGGTGATTTTGCCATCAAAGATGAGATACGAGATACGGCGATCAGTCTTTGCCAAGATACGAAGTTGATCTGCCACATCGGGCATGAGATCGGGCTTGGGTTTTCCTGATAGATCGCGGTCAATGTCAATGGCACGAACCCAGCCTTGCTCATCTGGATTATGGTCAGACTTACGAGCTGAGTGCCGACTATCACCGATCCAGCCGTCTGAGGTACGCAGACGATCGCCGTAGGCATCATCGAACTGTTCTCTTAGCTGCTGACCCGCTTTGCATAACTTTGGCTTCATGCCAGTAGTAGTGCCAGTTCTGCATCTGTAAGTCCTAAGCGCTCTGCAATAGCAGCCTTAGCCTCAGCCTTCTCGGCTGCTGCTTGTTCCTCATCTGCCTTAGCCTTTGCGTAAGCGATAGCATCTGCTTCGCGTTGTGCTACTTCCTCGGCTGTTAGTTCAACCTCAGAGACTTCGCCAGTCTCGCAGTTTACGATGATCTTTGTGTCTGCCATTTTGTCTCCTAGTTTTTGAGTATGCCGTAAAGGGTTGCTGTTGAGTATTCCTTGATCGTATAAGCCGCAGGGCTATAAACAGTTAATTGGTTAATCGCTGCGGTATTAGACCATAGACCAGCGTTAAGAAAAGCAAGCGCGCTTGTTGCGTTATTTTCTGTTACATCGTCAATGCTTATAGATTTATTAGTTGATCCTGCATAGTTTGGAATATAGACAGAGGCATTACCAAAGGTGCTTGCTGTGGCTGAGTCGGTTGTACCATGCACATCTATTGTTGTGCCTGTCGCTGATGCTGCGGCTGAACCTGTGCCGTAAAGATAACGAGCAGTAAGACTTGCAGTTGAGTTATTTGGTTTAACTGCTAAATCGCCCCAAGCGCCGCCTGTGGCTTGATTTGTTCTTGCAGAGATGACTAGCAATAAATCTGTGTAAGTGCTAGGGATCGAAGTAAAATCCATTGAAGCCGCGCCACCGACACCAACGCTAACGCTTGCTATCTTTACATAAGTGTTAGCCATTATGCCGCCTTAATTCCGTATAGGGTAAGCATTGAACCATTGGCGAAAGTCTGGCC